TTCTTTTTAGATTTAGATTTATCTTCATCTTTTTGTTCTTCTTCACCTTCGTAAACTTCTTCTTGAATTTTAGTGATCCTGCTAAAGGGTGAAGGGTGTTTTACCTTCCATTCTAAAAATGAGATAACTTCTGTTTCTGCAGTTTCTAATTTACCGTCAGGTCCAAATTCTAAACGCCTGCCACGCTTATTCTCAACATTCGGGTCTTTACTTGTTACTGCTGTATCCATAACTAAAACTAAATTTCTAAAGCCACAAGTTCCTTTTCCTACACTTGCAAATACTGCTGGTTTTTCTGCCATAGCTGGTCTAAATTTACCATTAGGTCCTCTTTTAGCCATCTTAATTTCCTCCTTGATATAATTAAAAGGGAGGAATTACCCTCCCTTATTCTGTTGTATATTAGCCTGTAACACCAGTTAAAATACTGTGTGTTTTTTCCAGTCTTACTCTTAATCCAGCCATTGTTAGGTACTCATCTTTCCAGCCTAACTTGTCATTCTCCTGGATATTCTTTCTTAGCTTAGAGTCATTACCGCCAGCTGGACGATAGTCGATATTCTCAATATCAAGCATTAAGCCTGTATGAGCATAATCTTTCTCGAATAGCTTAGTTGTTGCGATAATTACATCACCGTGGAATGAAATTAATCGTCTTAATCTCATACCGTAGGTTTCCTCGCCAGATGTAGTTTCAATTCTGCTTGCACCAAATTGATTAATAATACTACCAATTCTAGGTGAAGTCAGGAATAACTTACGCTTACTACCCCAATCGAAAGCCATTTCGCAGAAGTTTTCAAATTCAGCTTCTGACAATGTACCTCCGTTTGTAGTTCCTACATCATAAGCATTGGACTTGATAAACTGAATAAGTCCACCAGTCATTCTCACTTTATTAGATACATCTTCGTATCTTTCACCAAACATCATTTGCTTTTCAATATCAATTCGGTGTTCTACTGCTTTTATCTTACTAAGTCTAGTTCTAGTGTCAGTTCCTGCTCTTTTACCTTCAATTTGATTAGCCATTGAAGCGTCAAAAGGTGTACGGAAGGTCTGAACATAGTTAAATAGCTTATTAGGCTGTGTAGCGTGTGTTTCAGGTGCATTAGAGTTTTCTTCCATAGCATTTGACATTCTCATAATGTTATCATCTGTACCAGTTGAAGCTACAGCGTCAGTACCACTAGAAGCCTGAGCGTCATAACCATAACCTCTCTCAACTGTTACATCATTACCAGCTTTAGACTTAACATACATAATCTCGCCTGTTGATCCGTTTTTCAGCAAGTCTTTAGGTCTGATAAATGAAGCGTCAGCTAAAGAGATAACTTCTTCTGTATGTGCTGTTCCTGCTAAATAACTGGCAGTTAGCTTAGTCCACCAAACTTGTTCTTCTTCATCATACCAAATAAATTCCATTGAATTTACAGGTACTTTTCTAGCCCTCATTAAAATACTTAAAAATGGTGTTGCTTCTGGCATTAATTGGGCTATATCATTCGATACATCAATATCCCTGCGGTCATAGTCAATATTGTAAGTAGTAACAGGAGTTCCATCTGTTCCTGTCCAAATATTGCGACCGTTATAATCTAATACTGCCATTTTAATTACACTCCTTTATATTTTATTGGCTGCCGCAGGGTGTTCCTAAAATTCCTGTCAGCTAGCCAAATATCCCTTGTCTTTTATCATTCGTGTGGAAGATGTTTTGCCTAATTTCTTCCTCGGGACTCATATTATTTTGAAATCTCAATTTATTATTATGTTGAGATTGTGGTATTCTAGCAGCTTGTTTTTGAGCATTATTATACTGCTGTTGCTGTTGCATATTCTGCTGTTGCTGCTGATACTGGTTATTCATAGTGCGGACATTATTAAAAGCAATTTCAAATCCATTAGGAAACATTTGAGGATCTAAATACATAGGGTACTGCTTGAAAAAGTTAAGTACATCATCTTTATGCTGTTCAAAAGTGTCTTCCCCATATTTTTGCTTAATTTGGTCCACCTGTGAATGGTAATTAGTATTCAGCTGTTGTGCCTGCTGCATTTTCTGCTGTTTAAACTGCTCTTGCTGCTGTTGCTGTTGCTGCATTTCATTAAATTTCTGTTCAACTAATTTTTCAGCTGTCTTTAGAGAAGTTTCTGCTACAACTTTTTTGAAAACATCAGAATTATAGCCTTTCTCATAAAGTTCATTAATTGCTTCATCAGCTGATACATCAAAGTTAAGGTCTGCCATTACATCTTCTAAAGTTAAACCTGTATTTTCCTGTGGCTGTTGTGGTTGCTGCTGTTGTTGATTAAAATTCTGCTGATTATTTACCTGTTGTTGACTGACAAATCGGCCGGTTTGAGGGTCCCTTCTAGGCTGCTGCATATTTTGCGGGTTTTGCATAGCCTGCTGTTGTTGCATTAAATACATCTGTCTTAGTCTTTGGTTTTCCTGTTCTAATCTACTTAACTGCTGTCTGGTCTGATCCACATTAGAAGTCTGGCCTAAACGCTGTTCCAATTCCATATAGTAATTAATTGCTTCTTCTGGATTAGAAATTTGCTTTTGTTCAGTAACGCCTAACTTCTGTTCTAATTCATTTATACTTTTCTCAAATTCTTCTGCTGACTTAAACTTTTCTCTTACATAATCAACTTTTCTGTCATAATCTGTCGATTTTTGCTGATTAACTGGGTGTTTTCCGTCTGCCTGCTGTGCCAATTCTTCTAAATTTGTCTGCTGACTTTGGTTTTCGCCTTCAAATTCTTCACCATTTGCAGGTTGTCCAGGTTGCTCCTGGGCCTGCTCAATGCCTAAAGGGTTTTCTGCACTTACATTACCCTCGTTAGCATTTTCACCGAATAATCCCATTTATTGACCTCCTAAGTTTCTAACGCCTTATTAAATCGTTTCTCAACATACTGCAAGACTGATTTCAACGATTTTCTTTCCTTTTGCAACGCTATTCTTTCCACTAATTCCAGTTCTTCCATTTCCAAAAGATCAGTTTCAATAACGCCTATACGCTTTTCAATAAATTTTTTGACATATTCCCAACCTGTTGACTGTGCCAATGTTGCTACTTCTCTTAATTCTCGCTGTTTGTCGTCCATTATCTCACCTGTCCTGACGCTTGTTGACTAGGGTTTCTTTCAGTTTGTGGCCTTCTTCCTCTTGCTCTACCTGTACTTGCATTATCAGCCTGCTGGGCAGCTGTTGGTCTATTACCTCCCTGCTCTGCAGCAGCCTGTTGTTGCTGTTGCATTTGTTGTATAGCCATTTCCTGGTCTGACAATAAGAATTTCTCTGCATTTTCTATATCAAAAGCCTTCAACCATTCTTCAAATAATTCTTTGTAATTAACGAATGGTACTCCAGACTGTAATAACATTTGAAGCATATGAGTTAATTGTTCTCGTCTTACATCTTTATTAGCTGCAGGATCAACATTAGTTCCTGCTGGCCTGTAATCAAATTCACCTATTAAATCACCTGTATCAATAGCACGCCAAGCGTTGCCTTGTTCAAATGGAATATTAATTAACCTTTCGCTATCAATAAATTGCTGGTTATTCATATCCATCAAGTGTGCTAAACGCTTAATACCCAATTCCTCGAATATTTTTTGTTTAACTTCAAATCTCATTCCAGCATTAGATGTTTGCTTCATAGTTTCTGTTGCTGTTTGGTCGCCTGTACTTTCCGCTCCCTGCATAACAGGTGGAGTCGCAAGTGCATTTTCAGCTAAACCTTTTAGAATACCCTGCTGATTAAAAGCAGAAGAAGCTACATCTGTCATATCAAATTCCTGCACATCTTCTGGACGGTCAACATAAATAATCCCGTGTGGTCTGGATACCAACTCGGACTCGTCAATGTCTGCCCCTCGTCTAACTTTCCACATCTTATTTAAAATAAAGTTAATATTATCTGTACGCTGATTATGGAGAGTGTTTTCTTCTTCTTGAATATCAGAAATGACCTGTACTGCACTCATTCCGTAAAATTCAGAAGGTAATCTGTCATATTTGCCTACTACAAATGGTTTCTTCCTGTGTCGCCAGTAAGGAGAAGGTCCGTCATAAATAGTTTTCTGCCTGTTGACTGTTATACAATGCCTGTTATCTTCCCAATAGTGCAATAATTCTAACTCTGAATTTTTGTTAGACTTATAATCGTTATTGCTGAAAATATCAACATCACCAGAAGAAAAACCTATCTCTGACATTCTTTTATCTCGGCCGTGTTCTAAGTTGGCTGCACCTTGTAATTCCTGTAATTCTTTAAGATCTCTTAGATAAATTCTTCCTTCATCTAAATAATCTAAAAATTCTAATCGGCTTTTTAACTGATCTAAAGTAACAAATTCTCTTTGGAATACTCCTCGGCAATCGTCTAAGTTAGTACCTTTAGGGTCAGGCCAAAAATCGAAATAATCTATATTAGTTATCTCGTTATCGTCCCAAACTGCTTCTCTGCTCTGCCTGGTCTGATATATGTGCCTGCCTGTATATTGAGGTACTCCAAATTGATTTCTAATGATCTCGGGTACTGGTACTTTTTTCTTTACAAAATCTTCCTCGTATCGCCACCCAACGCCCATAATTCCTAAAGGAAAGATTAATAGAGAAGTTATATAATCATAGTATTTAGAAACTATGTTGTTTTTATCCAACTGCTCATTAACTAAAGAAGCAGCCACCTTCGCTTTATCTTCTGCCATATTCATAGGAAATCTGTCGAAATTTGTCGGCTTAGGCAGAAAATCTATATAAGGTGGAGATTTAAATAAGCCCATTACATACCTTGCCCGAATAGTATCTACAATCTGATAGGCTCTAGGTATATGAATATCTGATCTGTGATTTTCTTCCTCGTCCTTTTCCCTAAACTTTTCTTTATAGCCAACAACCTGCTTATACCATCTAACCGCCATATCGTCCCATTGACTACGATAACTGTCAAAATGATTAAATAGCGATATTTGTTCCTGGAATAAGTCGCTTGCGTCCTGCTGTAATGTAGTTGGTCGGTTAAAAATCATTTAATCACCTTCTCGGCTGCTGTGGTTGTTGTGGTGGTGCTTGTGGTCCTGCCCCTGCTTGTTCTACCTGCTGCAATCTAGTAATCAGCTGCATAGCTAACATTACTAATTGCTGTTGATCCATTTGAGATAATCTTTGCTGCAACTGCTGCATTTGTCCTCCGTTTTGAGGACCTGCCGCCATTCCTGGACCTCCAGGTTGTTGTGGTGGTTGTCCCATACCCATTGGCATAATAACCCTCCTTAAAACAATACTGTATAAATAGAAAAAGCCCCCACCACCAGTTATTACCTGATAGTAGGGGCTGCTTGAGCCGCTTGATTATTTTTCTTTATGTTCCAAAAATGAGTAAACTTTTCCTCCTAAACGCTGAAAGTATATGTTCATACTGCTACATCTAGGACATTTTTTCTTTATGACACCTTCAAAATCGGCTTCTCCCAATACTTTATTACAATTTTTACATCTTAATTCTTCTATTGTCTTCCACCTCACTTTAAGAATACCACCAAATTAAATAATTTGCAAACTGCAAACTTTAGTTTACAACCTTTTATGCAGGGCTTCAACTAATCTGACACCTTCTGTAGCCGTTAAATCAAAGATAACTGAACACCACATAGCCATATACCCGTCATCTTCGGGAGTGTTGCAGCATTTAGCATATTCAACAAGTATTTGGGCTGTATCTCCGTCATAATCATCATACATAATAGACTCCTTAATAGCCTGTAGAAGATGATATAGGCTTAATCCTTCGTTTTCTAACTTCCCTTAACTTCTTTCTAGTCTTATTATTCATCTTCGGTCTTGGTCTTGACATACAGTAATACCTAATCATATCGTG